ATACCTTCCAGTATGTTAACATTGGCAACTGCCCTATAAAGTTTTCTTTTTAATTCTTTTCTTTCAAAATCAGAATTGTAACTACCCTTCCAATCTTCTCTCCACCAATTACTTTGATCATACTGATGTGCTGAATTTACAAAAGAATCATATGAACCAGTTACATTTGCTGCACGTTCAAGTATTCTGTCATCTTCAAGAATAGTATCAAATACCTCACTTGGATCTGAATACACGTTCTTCATGATGTATGTGTATGAACGACTATGAATCATCTCCATCATCTGCCATACGTTCATACATGCTTCTAACTCAGGTAGAGAGCAATATGGTGCAAATGCCATACCAGGTGCACGACCTTGTACAGAGTCAAGCATCACTTGATACTTCAAGTTTGATGTGAAGATATGCTTTTGTTCTGGTCTTAGTGATTGATAATCACCACGATCCTTCTGTAGAGATACCTCTTCTGGTCTCCAAAAATATCCTAATTGTGATTTAGTTAAATTCTCAAATGCAGGATACTTATAAGAATCATATCTCTGAACACCTAAAGGTGCACCAAAAAACATTGGTTGTTTTTTAGTATCAACTTTCTCTGTATTAAATACAGTCATGGAATCAACCACTTTGTATCTCCTTGTAGAATTTGTTTTAAATTGCACAGCTTTCGCACTCCGTTTCTGTTTCTAAATCTTCTAATAAAGATTCTAACTGGGTATTTGGTGTTTCGATATCACTCTCAACCTCATCTGTCTTAACATCGTAGGTGTTCTGATAGTAAGATGTTTTCCAACCGTACTTATATGTAGTTAAAAGATCTTGTGCCATTACACTTGTTGGGACTTCAGAACCTTCAAAGTGTTGTGGGTTGTAAGACCAGTTACCAGAAATTGCTTGGTCAAAGAATTTTTGCATCACAGCAACTACATTAATGTATCCACGATTGTTCTCCATATCCCAAAGAAGAGTGTATGAATTCTTTAAAGACCCGTACTGCGGAACAATCTGCTTAAGAGGTCCTTTCTTTGATTTTTTAATGGACAAGTATCCTCTAGGAGGTTCGATTCCGTTTGTTGCGTTTGACACAACGGAACTGCTCTCCGAAGGCATCTGTGCGGACAATGTTGAGTTCCTGACTCCGTGTTCCAAGACAAGTGCTCTAAGAGATTCCCAATCATATTTTAATTTGTTAGGAACGATCTCATCTATATCTTTTTTATAAGTATCAATCGGTAATATACCCTGTGCATATTTAGTACGATCAGAATATTCACATGCACCTTTTTCCTTTGCAAGGTTTACTGTGGACTTTATAAGGTAATATTGGAATGCTTCTGTTAAGTCATGTACCAATTCCCATGCTTTGGGATCATCATATTTTACACCTTGCTTGGCAAGATA